CTCGGCGTCTGCCTGGTGCTTGATTGTGGTTGTGATGATTTGTGCTAAATCTCCATAAAGGTAAATTGAATCTGCGTCTGTGTCACTGACTTCGTCTTGGCTGTTTGTGTTGTATGCAATGGTTAAATTATTTCGCACGTCGCCAGCCCTAGTTTTAATTGTTATTCCTCGACCGAGAGCGTGATTGGCTGTAAGATCCGTATATCCATTGGCTGATAAATAGACCGTCCTGTGTGTGGAATCCGCGTAGCCGATTAGGCCGCTAGCGTCCTCGTAAATGTAGCCCAGGCCTGACGTCGCCAGCGCCGCCACTAGGTCATAAATAACGGTTCGTGATGAAGCGCGTTGTGCCAGTTCGTAATTGCCTGGCGTATCTATCTCGCCCAAGCCTGTGTTTTCGGCCGTAGCCCAAGTGACCGTTGGATCATAGGTTGCCCATGTTAAAGCTGCCGGTACTTGTTGCCACTGCGCAAATAGGACTTGACGCAAGATTGTCTCGATTTGATTACCTTCGAAATCCTGTGTCAAAACGCCGTCTGTAAGAGCCTTTTGCAGCCTTGCCAGGGCGCCCAAGGCAGTTATGGTCACTTCCTGCGTATAGGCGGTTGAGCCGACCTCTGACACGCTTACAGCTATGTCCACAATGGATCCGCCAAAGATAGGTTGATAAGCGGCCGACGTATCCTGCACCTCGACTGACAAGGTGTCGTTTATCTCGTAGTCAATAGCCGCCTGATTGAACACAATTAGCGTGATTGAGCAGTAGCCGGCTTGAGCCTGTTCATAGATGTTTGTGCGGCCGGAAGTAATGTTGAGACTAGCCAAGACCGAATCTGTGACGTCGACGCCTGCAATTTTGACTCGCCATACCGGCGACCACTGCGTCATAGGTTAAGACCGGCTAGAGCACCTGCCCCGCCTGTGCCTCTGAAATATGAGTCATTTAAGGTTTTGACAATAGTGCGAGCTGTACCTTCGGCGTCTATTGCGCCATTTACTGTCAAGTTAATTCCTGCCATGTAGGCGCCTTGCATACCAGCTGCGCGATTAGCGGCGGCGGACGGTTGGAAAAATTGTGAGTTTATTGCCTCACGATTAACGGTTGCCATTGCAGCACCGGCAACAGCTGCCGCTACGCCAGGATTTACCGCCGCACGTGGAACGCTAGGAATGGATCCCGTACCGCTACCGCCTGTAGATCCAACACCGGTGTCGAAAGTAGCACTAAAACCGCCAGAGCCGCCAGAAAATGACCTTCCTGCCGTTGGCGCTCTGTATTCAGGATCACCAGGCAAAGTCACAATATTCCTCAATGGCTTCAAATCCTGGCCTGGAAATAGATTTATAACTTTTATTAATTCGTTTATAGATCTTACAATTAAATCAAGTGCTATTTGGAAAGGTATTAAAACGATGGTAATGCCCTTGACAAGACCCTGAATCACGCTTAAAAATCCACCTAAAGAATCTGCGCCGTCGGAGCTAAAAACTGAAAAGAAACTTCCAAATGTGTTCGTGAGTTTTTTCATTTCGGCGCCTAATCTAAATGCACTTGATTGTGAATTGCCAATAGCATTGCTAAATCCGTTTTTGCCCGTAAAACCAGCAATAATGAGATCTAAACTAGGTAATGCTTGCAAATTCAAGAAGCCTACAAATTTTTCCAGCTGTGGCAATAAGGCAAAACCAAGCGTTTCTTTTGCTTCCTCAAATCCACGTTTCAGTATTTCAATTTTGCCAGCGTATGTGTTGGCATTTGCCGCAGCCGCGCCGCCAAATAATTCTGTAAGTCTTGTCTGTACTTCCTCAAAACTCATTGATTTAAGTTCGGCAGACGATAGCCCAATGCCTAATTTGCCAAGTGCAGCTGTGTTGCCGTCAAAAGCTTTGCCTAAACTGTTTGCAACGCTGTCAAGTCCTTTGCCGGTTGCCTGGCTTATGTCAAGTGCAAGGCTAAGTAGATCCTGTGCTTTTGTAACGTCGCCAGTTGAAAGAGCAAGCCTTGAAAGAGCCGGACGCAGCTTGTCATCTGTGACGCCTGTGGCCAGTGATGTTTTGAGTATCTGCTGTTCAACCGCAACTATCATTTCATTTGTCGCGCCGGTAGCATTTTGCAAAGATGTGGCAAGTCGGATCTGCGCAGCTTCGTCCTCGATTGCAGCCTTGACGCCGTCAACCGCAAGCTTGATTGCGTAAGCGCCGGCAGCTGCGCCAGCTGCGGCAAAGGCTAGGCCTGCCTTCTTGCTAAAGTCTCCAAGTTTATTGCTAGATCCTTCAACGTCTGCGTTGGCGCTGTTGAGTGATTTTTTGAGTTGGTCAACGTCGGCAAGTATTGAGAGCTTGAGCGTCCTACTCTGTGCGACCATTAAAACTCCTTGAGAATCTTGTCAAAAGCATTTTCCCACTTGGCAATGATTTCAGGTTGAATGGCGCGCAAGGTTGGATAAATAAACCAGCCGTTAGATCCTCGACCTTTTGCCCCAAAGCCTGACCAGATTGGAAATTGTTTATATTTGTTAGATCCAAACTCATTACCGCCCCAAAGCTGTTGCGTCGTGCCGCCACCGGAAAACTTTTGACCGGCAAAGCCAAAAGATAACTCACCTATCTTGGACGACTTAGAAACTCGTGATCCGCGAGCTATCTTTTCGGCTGCGCGGCCTCGACCGACGGCAGTACCGACAATTTTATCTTGAGCGAACTCTGCTAGAGCGCCGGACGCAGCTTTGGCCTGGACTGTAGCTTCGGCGTCCATGGCCTTGAACGCACCTAGGACTCGACGTAAATCCGCCTTGTCATAAGCAATTTCAACGCTGTCCGCCATTTTGCTTCTCCAAAATCTCAAGTGCTGTGTAAATCTGCTCCGCCGTCTGCCATTCGCTCATCGCTATCCCAGTCGCTAGAGCTAAATCGACCAGGATCCGATTTACGCTTCCGGCGGCGTAGCTTTTGGGAGAACCTCACCGACTGTCACGTCCGCTACTGTCTCACACCAAATCTCAAAGCCCTTGATTGGCTTGCCACCAGCTTCGCGCTTCATTGCATTCCACGCAAGAAAGAGTAGATCGGCAATGCCAATTTTGTCTTGTGCTTGTGTAATAGTCTGGCCTGTTTTGTTCTCCCACTTCGCCCACTCTGGCGGTTGTGCGGTATATGTACCGAACTCGCCTGATGTGTACTCGATTGTTATTGGTAGTTTCATTTTGTTTTGCTCCCGTTTCTATCGCTTCTAGCTGAATGTGTCCGCTGGCTTGCCGTCAACTAGCATTGCCCATGAATCTGTCTGTGCGTCGGGCGCTGACCCGCCGACGGTAGGAAAGACTGGAAAGACACTGCAAGTGAAGACCGCGCCGGTAGCGGCTGTCAAAGATACCGCCAAAGTAGTGTTTGGAGAACCGTCGGCAGCTGTCCACATAGCTTCAAAGAGTGATGAAGCCACGCCCCAGTCTGCAAGCAATTCCAGGTTGAGCGTCCACTGATCGTCAATGTGCTTGTAAGCCTTGCCGTCTAGTGTTTGATAGGTTGTAATTACGGGCGCGTTGACCAATGTGACCGATGTCGATTGCGCGTCATAATTGACGGTTGCAATGGTCAAAACTAAATCGCGACCAGTTATGATTGTTGTTGCCATTTGGTTTTCTCCTTAGATTGTCTGTTGTGTGTAGTAAGTGCTGACCGCGAGATCCGCCACTAATAGGTTAGAAGCTCCTACCGATTGCACTGTCGGCCGTTGTACGTCACCGACTGTGTAGCCTGTAGGCATTGCGCCCATAATCGCAATAATAAGTTGCTCGAGATTGTCGAGCGCGCCAGCTGTGTTGTTGTACGCAACAGCGGCAGTAACCACAAAGTTAATTTTGACTCGTATTTGACTGCTGCCAATAGTTGTTGTTTCCAAGTACGGCGCGTCTGGCACTATCACGCATGCCGGCGGAATGACGGCCTCTGGTGGTGAGCTATAGACCGAAGCTGCAACGCCAGCCAAAGCCGTCGCAAGTGTGCCGCGAACGTTGGTGGCAATTGATGTTGGCGTAGGCATTTACATGGCCATTGTTGAGACGTCAACGTAATTGCCTAAAAGGCCAATGACGCGATTTTGTAAGCTGCGACCCATTCTGAAAGGTGACGGCGTAAAGTCCACGCCCTCGATCTGTCCGCCAGGAGCGACCACACTCTGAAATATCTCAACGCTGACGATTGTGACTGCTTGCTCGACTGCGTCGGTATTTGCATAGAGTGTGGCCGCGTCTGCCCCAGATAAATACGCAACACCACCTGGAATGACTGGACGGAACGTAATGTCATCGTTAGTGATTGCGCATGTAAAAAAGAAATAGGCAGCCGGATAAGCGAAAGGTAAATAAGGGAATGGATCATAGAAATTTGATGTGACTGTCTTTGTGCCGTTAAACGTAGCCGGTAGGCAGCCGGTAATTACAACACTTTGATCAGCCACAAATGTGTTTGGCTTTTGTGTTATGTAATAGCCGACGTTGTTTTGTAGATAAACAGCTGCAACAGCATTTTGGTTAGCCGTAAGCAATGGCAAAATAACCTGCTCGGCTGAATCAATAATGCTTTCAAGATAATCATTTGAATAAAGAGAAACAGACACGCCAAGGACTGTCCGTAGGCTTGCAACGGTAATAATCGCTGGCATGTCTGTTTCCTTTCGTATTCGACTGGCCTAGATACGGGAGCGCACCTAGGCCATGCTTAATTGATTATGTTACGTTAAATTTACGTAGGCCACCTGCAAAGACGGCTTGCGCTGCAATGTAACCATAAAGTGCGATTTCAATTTCTCCGGTTGTTGGCACATTTGTTGCCAATGTTAGAGCTGGAGATTCAAAGATTTCGATTGAACGTGGCTCGATAATAAATGCTGAATTATCGATTGAAGTAGTTAGCATGTTTGGATCGACATAGAAATCAAGTCCCAGCACATTCCCACGAATACTGGTAGGAATTGCAGAACCGGCATTATTCATAGGATTTCCAGCATTGTAAATTGGACGGCCTGTTGTGTCCTTAGCACCAAGCAAGAGTGACCAAATAGAAGTGCCACCAACAAATGACTTAGCTGTGCGCTTTGTCGCTGTGTATGCAGCTGGTGCTTCGACCGATACAAATGAAATAATGCCAGCTGAATCGGCGTCGGTTGCAGACGCTACAGTTCCGCCGGCAATAATTTGTGCAATTACATAGGCGTCTGTTGCTTGTGCGTATGCGTCGCGCAGATTTGAAAGCATGATTTCGTAGAATGAAGGATCGCTGCGATCTAGTAGCTCCACGCTGTATTTTTGAAATCCCATTTTCTTGATTACAGTTGCGTCAACATAAGATGACGTGATTGCGGTTGTTGCTGTTGGATCTCCACCTTCTGCCACTGTTGCAGCAGTTGAGTTGGCTGTGATTTTAGGAATCGAAACCGTCATGCCGTAGCTGTTAAGCGGACGTGT